CGGTTTCATCCGGCCCCGCTCCCCCGTCTCCAGGGGTGTCTCGCGGGGGACCCGCGCTGGGCGGCTGGGTCATGACTCCCGGCCACCAAGATCAAATCTTACAGGGCCTTCTTCCACCTTGGCGCTTTCGGCTGGCCCCGGACCGCCGTCATGCACGTCCGCCCCTACGGCCTCACCGGGTCTCCAGGAGTCCACTCCGCTTGTCCTGCGCCGCGATGTAGCGATCAATGGCGGCCTGGGCGGTTTTGATGGTGGGGGTTGCGAAGCAGTTGATAACGGGCACGCTGAAGGTGCCGTATTCGTTCTGTTTGATGGTAAAGCCCTTGTAGATCACTGTGCTGTCTCCTTACATTCACAGTATGCCACCGCTACGGCTATCGTGTCAAGGATTATTTCGCACGTCCGTAGAAAATCTCACCCCGTTCTGGGCCGCCTTCTCTGTGCCCGTGTTGCTCCAGGAGCACCGGGGGCCGCTCACTGGAGTATCTCCCGATTCAGGACCGACCAGACCCGCTGACAGCCACTAAGCTGGAGTCCCACCGGGTTGAGGCTCCAGCCCTGGAAATTCCAGCCGTACCACATGGGCCTAAAGGTCCCCATGTGGTACGCACCATTGGCCCGGACCACATAGAGCCCGCCGACGCGGATGCCCAGGTGGTGGTTATCCTGGTTGGCGCGGTTAGTGGTGATGTCGATTTCCACTAGTTCCAGGGAGATAGGTTCCCTGCCCGATGGAGGGGGCGGCTCTGTATGTTGCGTCTCCATGCGGGCATGATACCACGAATCTAGCTTCCCATAATAGATGGTTATAGGCACCCAGACAGCATTCGGGGTATGCTGTCCACATGGAGCACCTCCCTGTCCCTATCTCGCCGGAGACAACCCGGGTTGACGCAATGACCACCAAGGTTGACTATTTCCTGGCCGCAGCACTCACTCCAGATACCCGGCTAGCCTATGGCCGGGACTGGTCGGCGTGGGTGTCCTGGTGCCAGGACATGGGCCTTGCGGCGCTCCCGGCGGCCCCTGGGGCTCTCCGCGCCTGGCTGGCATACCACGCCTACCGGCTGAGCCTGGCAACGCTTAGACGCCGCCTGGCGGCGATCAACCGAGCACACGCGGCGACCGGATACCCGCCGCCGGGGAGTGCTCCTGAGGTCCGGGACATCCTCCAGGGGATCAGGCGGCTCCGGGCCGGAGAAGTGAAGCGGGCCGCCCCGTTGAGCCTGGATGACATCCGGGCGATGCTGGGAGTCACCCCGGACACCGTGACGGGGATGCGGGACCGGGCACTCATCCTACTTGGCTTTGTGGCTGGGCTCCGGCGGGCGGAGATAGCCGGGCTGCGGCGGCAGGATGTGGTGATTAGCTCCGCCGGGCTGGATCTCACGCTCCCCGGGTCGGATCAGCGAGAGCGGGTGTTGCCGGGCCGGGCACTGGAAACCTGTCCAGTGCGGGCGGTCCAGGCCTGGGTGGAGGGGGCGGGGATTACGGATGGGGCACTCATCCGGTCAGTATCTCGACATGGCACAATCGGGTCCGGATTATCGGGGCGGGCGGTGGATCTCATCGTCAAGCGGCTGGCGGCGGCGGCGGGACTGGCGGGCCACTTCTCCGCTAGCAGTCTCCGGGCGGGCTGGGCTGCGGACCGGCACCGGCGGCGATGGTAGTGGGGGGCCGTCCCTACTTCCCCTGCGCCCAGGTGGGGTAGGCAGGACCACTTGGCCTCCGCCGCTTGGGGATACATCCCCGCATCGAGTTGACAGGACTGATCCTGCCCTGGGAACGGAGCGAGCCGGAGGTATTCCCCCTCCAGATCGTGAATGACATCGACCAGTCGTCTCTCTGGAGTCACACTACCTCCCGGCCCCACATGGCGGCCAGAAGGCCCTCACTGTACTGCCGCCTGTACTTGTTGGCGATCCGGCGGCCCAGGGCTGCCTGCTTGGGGGTGAGGCGGTCATTGGCTGCCAGGGACTTCCCGATTGCTGCATCCAGCTTGCTAAACCCGGCCCCGTCTATGGCGCGGGCACCGTCGCACTTGGCCGCCAGGATTTGTAGGGCCTGGAGGACGGCGGCGGCCTGATCGGCGGTGATGAGGGCGGCCTCCTCTGCCAGTTTCTCCCGGCGGACGGCGCGGGTAGCCGCCTCGCGGGATGCCTCCACCAGCGGGGCCTCCAACTCCGCCCGGTCAAAGGTGCGGTCAAGCGCCCGGTCGATGATGTCCTGCTTGGTGACTAAGGTGTTGGCCATGCGGGCCGCCAGTGACCCCTCCAGGACCAGGTGCTGGACCAGGACGGAGTTACGCTGGCCCATGCGGTGACAGCGGTCCTCTGCCTGGGTGATATTGGCTGGCACCCAGTCCAGCTCAACGAAAACCACATGGGAGGCGGCGGTCAGAGTAAGCCCCACTCCGGCGGCCATGATGCCCCCAAGAAACACCTGGACTGAGGGATTGGTCTGGAACCGCTCCACGGCGGCGTTGCGGGCCTCCATGCTGTCCCTACCATCTAGCTTGACAGCCGCGCTACCAAACTCCGCCATCAGGGCATCAATGACGTCCATGTGGTGGGCGAACACCACTACCTTCTGCCCCGTCTCCAGGACATCCCGGAGGTGGGTGATAGCGTAGGGCACCGTGGCCAGGGCCGTCTCATGGCGGCGGCGGCTGACTTCTACAAAGGCCACTTGCTCCGCATCCCGGAGGTTGCGGACGGCGGCTTCGTAGTCGGCTGGGTCATCTGATGCTTTGGCTAGCTCCACGGCCACCCGGAGAGATTCCAGGGCGGATTCCGCCTGGTCATAGGCCTCCATCTCAGCGGCCACTAGCTGGGTGGCCCCGTTGGCTGGGATCTCTATGACCTGCCTCCGCTTGGCGGGCAGTTCAGTGAGGACTTCAGCCTTTAGGCGGCGAATCATGAAGGTCGCCCGGAGTTTCTCCTGGAGTTCCCCCAGATTGGTGGCCCCGCCCACGTCCCAGCCCCAGCGGGTCTGGACCGCGCCGCAATAGCGGCGCAGGAAGGCCCATTTCGACCGGAATTCGGCGGGGGCACCGTCCCGGTCTCGGCAGGAGTACTCCACCAGGGGCCAGAGTTCCTTTGGCCGATTCGTGATGGGTGTACCCGTCAGGAGCATGGACCGCTTGGAGGGGATAGGGGTGATGGCTTCAGCTGCTTCGCCTCTCCGGGCCTTGGCCTTGCTGCCGAAGACGTTTCGGGTGCGCTGGGCGGTTTCGTTCTTCAGGTAGTGAGCCTCGTCACATATTAGTAGGTCCCACGTTTCCCGGCGGAGTTGGTCACGGAACTTGCCCAGGATGTCATAGTTGATGACTACGATATCCGCATCGTGCGGAAAAGGCTTAGAGGATTCCGCCACGGCCACGGTCAGGTTGCGGACCAGCCAGTTGCGGAGTTCCTTGGCCCAGTTCAAGCGCAGTGATGCGGGGCAGATGATTAGGACCCGGCGGATGTCCGCGCAGGCATTGACGACACCTATGCCTTGGATGGTCTTCCCTAGGCCCATGTCGTCCCCGTTCATGGAACGGTACATGCTCAGAGCAAAGGCGATTCCCGCCCGCTGGAAGGGCCTGTATTCCCTTCCGTCCGGGGCCGGGATGGCGACGTCCGCATCGACGGCGCGGGAGGCTGCCAAGGTGGCCTCCAGACGCTGGGAGATGCCTTTCAGGTGCGCCTTGGCGGAGTCATTGGCATACTTGGCCAGTTGGGCGGCCCGGCTGGGGTCTGTAGTCCACCAGACTTTATCAGCCGGGTCCCAGCGGAACCCGGCGGCCTTGGGGGCCATGCGGGTAGCATAGTCCCCGTGGAATTCCCAGCGGGTTCCGGTGTTGATTAGGGTTGGCTGTGCGGTGGTCATCCTGGCGTCTCCTTACGCCCCCATCATGACGCAACATCCGCTGACGTGTCAAGAGCCTCTTGCGCTGGAGGGCAAATTATTCCGCCCTGGTCTGTCCACCACTTCTCTAGGGCATCCTGGAGGTTGGGGTCCAGGGCGAAATTTGACGCACACTGGCGGAGCGCCCAGTGGATGATTAGCTCCCAGCGCCCGCCGTGAACAGTGACCGCATCGCGGAACACCAGGGACCGGGCGGCCTCATCCTTGGATCGGGCCAGCGCGTGGGCCAGAATCTGTCGAGGCGACTGGGGCGTCCTGGAGTTTGACCAGACGCTGTACGCCCGCTCTATGGCCGCCCGGAGCGGGTGGTAGTTGCTCCATGCACAGTGAGGCTGGAGGTTGACCCCCTGGGCCGGGTTGAAGGCCCAGCCCCGGGTGTCGCGGAGGATCTCCCCGGCGGGGCTTCGGTAGTGCCCGGCGGAGATGCGTTGCCAGGTCATGCGTCCCCCCGCTGCTTGGCGGTCACCCAGGCTTCAGCCCCGGCAGCCAGGGCGTGGTAGTCTCGCCAGGCGCGGGCGGCGCGGGCCTCCAGGCGGCGAGCCCGGAGAAGTCTCCAGGCCACCAGGGCATCTACCAGGGCGTGACCCCGGCGGACCTCACGATATTCTCCCGTCTGGGCATAGCGCCACAGAAGAGCCACCAGTGAGACAATCATGACTGCCGCGATGGCGGCGAGGTGGAGTAGTAGTTGGCTGTTCATTGTGTTCCCTTCTCCATGCTACGCGGTCTTGCGCCTTACGGCGTCTATCCAGGCGTGGACCGTAGTCCAGCGCCGTGGATCAAACGGTTTCCGGGCATCCAGTTCACGGCATTCAACCAAGAGCCTGCGGGCCATGAGCCGAATGCGGGGCGCGGCCAACCGGGGCAGCTTCGGCGCGGACCCTGGTCTGGGGCCATGCCCGCCAACTGGTTCCCCGTCCAGGTACAACGTGAATCCCCACTCATCCACGCCCAAACCCCAGTTACGACCGCTATCTAGAGTAGGCATAGAGCCTCCGCCATTGCCCCATCCACCAGGGCCATCTGGTGCATACTAACGGTCATCAGGCCCGGCGTCTCCCGCTGGATGTCCACCACGGTCCGGGGCGAATCCATAATGATTATCATGTGTTCCCTTTTCTCTGTCCCACAACCTGGGACTCTCTTATTCTGCCTCCTCTACTGATGACGTGTCAAGCATAAAATGAAAAAAGGGCCGGGATATTTCGCTGGCTCCCGGCGGCCCTGGGGTCTGCTAGGCTACTGGACGCAGGCGGGTCGCATGAACGCCAGCGCGATAGCCCGGAGTACGATGTGGGAGATCAGGACGTCTGCCTCCACCGCCTGGGGCCACGTCACTATGGATAGGAGCGGGCGGTGGGCCTGGGTCCCGACCTCGACCTCCGCCCCCGCGACTCCCTGGTTGGCGTGACACACCATGCGCCGGAGCGCGTTGAGCGCCTTGTCGTCCCCTGTCGCATCGAGCCCCGTGGCCACGGCGGCGGACGATACTAGCCGGTCCCCGATTTGGAGCGTGACCAAGCCGGAGCTAGGGCTCTCCGAACTCCAGTGGACAGTGACCTCATCCGGGCCGCAGAGCAGGGTGGCTCGGAATCCGCCATGGCAGTGCTCCAGCGCCCGGCGGAAGTACTTGAGCAGGTGATCCGGCGCTGCCTCAAGCCCCGCCATAGACAGGGACCGGGGGACGCCGGAGGCGGTATGAGTCATCTCCATCATATCCATGATGCGCTCATACTATCACAGTAGATGTTGCGTGGGGGCGACCGCCACCGGGGAACTAGTGGCGGTCGCGGGGTGTCAGCCGATCCGGCGGGAGATGGCCGCGAGGCAGATGGCGGTGGCCATCAGGCCAAGGGCTGCCAGTGTGCTGACTGTGGGGTTCGGTTGCATGTACACGATGGGGTCAACCACCCATGATACCAGCCTGTAGGCGGTCCAGACTGATATGACCAGGAATAGGGCGGCGACGATCTGCCTCATGCGGGGCTGTCCTCCTCCAGGGCGGCGCGGAGGGTGGCGTAGGGGACCTGACCACTCTCGAATGGCCGTCCATTGATGACGGCCACGATTGTGACCAGCCCGCCTTCATTCCTAAGGGTGACACGGGCGGTGGGGTGGGTCAGGGCCTCCACCGTCGCCTCCATGATGCCGTTGGCTCCGGTGCCCGGCGGGACCTGTAGATAGTCCGCCAGTTGGTTGAGCCCGGCGGCTAGGTCCCGGAACTCTGCCAGATCGGCGGTGAGACGGCGCACCTCCGCCTCTGCCGCCCGGATGCGGGCCTTGAGCTTGGTGTGGCTCTCCGGCTCGACTGAGCCTAGGACGGCTAATTCCAGGGCTCGGTGGCTGCCCCCGGCGGCCATGCCCGGCACGTCCTCCGGATGCTGTCCTAGCGTGGGGTCTGCCCCTGGGTCACCGCCGCCCATTCCGTTGGGCGTGTTGTCTTGCATCGTCATTCTCCTGCGCTCCAGAATCCGACCGAACCGCGCTGGGTGCGGGGTATCTCTGCCACATCAGCCGCGTCACACTGGATGCGGCGACTGCTTCACAATGGGGCCGCGATCAATTGATCGCGGAGGGCCGTCAACGTGTACGATCCCACGGACCTGACCCGCATGCTTCAATGGGGCCGCGATCAATTGATCGCGGAGGGCGGGCGGTGGAACACCTGGCGGCGGGCCTGACATAGCTTCAATGGGGCCGCGATCAATTGATCGCGGAGGGCTGGCGATGCGGGCGGCGGCCCTAGATGCGCTGATCGCTTCAATGGGGCCGCGATCAATTGATCGCGGAGGGTGCGCCAGTATGCCACCGCCGTCAGTATAGCAGCTAACACCATCAGGCGCGTTGTCTTGGATGGTATTTTCACCTCCCTGTGCTCCCGAATCCAGCCGCACCACGTTTGGTGCTGGTCATCTCTGCTACCTCGACCGCGTCCAGCGGGACGCAGCGACTGAACACGATCTGGGCCACCCGATCACCCGGCATGACCGTGTAGGCGTCCGGGGACAAGTTGACCAGGATGACCCGCAACGGTCCCCGGTAGCCTGGGTCCACGGTGCCAGGCGTGTTGAGGACGGTGATGCCGTGCTTGTTCGCCAGGCCGGAGCGGGGGCGGATTTGACCCTCAACGCCAGCGGGGAGCGCGATGTCCCATCCGGTGTCCACCAGCGCCCGACCCAGGGGGAGGAGACGGACCTCCTCCACGCTGGTCAGATCCATCCCGGCGTCATTGTCAGGGCCGTGGGCGTAGGTGGGGAGGACGGCCTCCGGGCGACGCCGCAGGAATTCGGCGGGCTTGGGTGTGGGGGCCGTAGCCCCCTCCTGCGCTTCAGTGTTCACTTAGATTGCCTCCGGGAAGCTCTCGTCGGAGCGCCATACCAGATTGTAGACGGAACGGCCTGTGGTCCAGGCGTTCCAGGCCTTGACGATTAGCGCGGACAGTTCGCGGTCTGTCAGACGCCTGGTCTTGCGGCCATGCTCCTCAATCCGCCTCTTGAGGGCCAACTGGGGGCTGCCATTGGCCAACCCGACCCCGGTTGAGATCGGGCCAAAAAAGGCGTCCAGGTCGTCCCACTTCGCCCCCTTGAGCAGTAGGTGCATCATGACGCCGCCCCAGACGCTCCCGATGGGGAGGTTTCTCCAGCGGCACAGCCGGGACGCCACCTCACCCAGCTCCGGGTTGGCGCGATAGTGGTCTATCAGCTCCTGGTGTGAGAGCCTGACACGCTTTGGGGCCTCTCGATTTTCCACTGGCGTCCTCTCCAGGATATCCCACTGGCGGA